TTTAATTTTGATATATTGATACAGTCTACCTGATTTATCAGCTCTTACATTAATGGTCCCATTAGGCTTAGTATTGTGAGGCTTATTGCCTCTCTTAAACATTGTGGGTGCTACCTTCTCATATATCTCTGCACTTATCTGCTTACCTTTATTGTGAGGGGTGTGCCCTGGCTTAAATTGATTAGCTACAGATGGCTCTATGATCCTCCCACTTTCAGGTGTAAGCATATACTCAGCTGATTTCTTTACGTTGGCAGCCCATGCAGTATTGTATACTTTGGTTATGGATACCCCTAAAAGCTCAGCTATGTATTTACTGCTATGATGTGGGTAAAGTTCTATGATCTGCTGTTTTATCATACCTCTTCTACTATAAAATCATGTTCAATATACCACTCTAGTGTATCTGAGTGCTCATCTGTATAGATGTAATCATGCAGCTTACCATCTTTCCCTAGGTAGCAGTTCCACCATGAGCCACCATTAGGCTCTACGCTATCCTCTAGCCATACTCTATATTTTTTCATAGCGTTTCTACTTTTAGTATTAGTCTAGGCCACATGGCCATAAGTTGCAAAGCGTGCTCTTTGTCTAGTGCCTCTAAGATCCTGGTGCCTACCATTTTCTTACCACTTTCAAAATAGTTGTAGGTTACTTTATAGCGTTTCATTGGTCTCAGGATTAAAGGTTTCTTTGTAGTATTCTTCTCCGTTGTTATATGCATAGGTACCTGTATTCCATGCCTCTATTATCTGCTCTTTCTCTATTGCTAGATATTTATGAAAGTGGTTAATAAACTCTTTACCTTCTGTAGTGTACACATTTAATAAGTTGGGGTGCAGTTCTTCTAGATCAGAAAAAACTTGCTGTACTGCTGTCCTCATTTCTCTTGTTTTATTTCGTTAAATTCCTGCTCTGATAGATAGTCAAGGTACAGCTCCAGGTTGAAGCTGCCACCTTTATCACCATCACAGCTCTGCTCTCTCCACCATTGCATCTTCCTTTTAAGACTAAAAGTGGTGGGTGTAAATGTGTTTTCGTTAGTTTCCATATTTAGATACATTCAGGATTGTTATAGGCCCACTCTTCTACAAGTTGGGTAGTCTCTTCTAGCTCTCTGCTAGTCAAGGGAGTAAAGATGATATAATTTTTACCTCTTTGGTAGCTATCTACTAGCAGTGTCTCATAGATACCCTCCTCAACGAAGTAGCATCTAAACTCAGCAGTGTATATGATACCTCCATCTTCAGAGGCCCACCATACATTGATGTAGCCTTTTTTTATGTAGTCTATTTCGTAGCTCATAGTGCACAGGATAAATACATTCCTACTAAAAAGAGTGTTAAGGCAGCTAAGCCTTGGATAAAATCAATAGTTCTCATCTAGTCCAAGTTTTTCGATTAATACTAATACAGTTGCATACTTGGTCTGTAATCTCTGAGCTGCAGGATCTGTGTGCCCGAATGCTCCGACCATCTCATTGTACTCATCTCTCAACTCTATTGAATAGAGGAGGATAGTAGCTTTCATTTGTTCTGTTGTCATTGGTTAGTTTTTATTGGTTAGTAAATAATTATTTTCAAATATACGAACAAACAATGAATTGTATACAACTTTATCGTTATCAATAATCATTCTAAATAAGAAAATAAGGGTATTGCCTTAAAAAAGTTCTAGTAAAGTAAGGGTATAACCTTAAATATAGTTTACACAAAGGGGTTAATATGTTAGCTATATTATACATTAAGCCATCATTCTAGCTATTATGTTAGTTATTACCAACCTTATAGTGGAAAATTCTCATCACTAAATCGGTTATATTACGGTTATGGTGGAAAATTCTAACAAAATTTGTGACAAAAAAATAACCCCCTACCAAACTAACCAAAGATATAGGGGGCTATTGGGACCATTTAGATCCTTGCTGCAAATATATGTAAAAAATTACAAATTAAACTTATGACTATCAATATATTTTGTGACTATTCTATCTGATGTAGTAGCCCTTATTAACTTTATAGTAAGTATCCTACCACCAAGGGGCTTAATGGGTGCTCCACGTTCAACGTGCCACCCCTGAGAACCATCTCCATACTCTTCTTTATAGGTGCCTGTTAGCATTAGGTGTAATTGCTTTTGCTTAAGTACATATCCTCCTACACTATGATGATCTATAGTATCCCTCACATCATTTCTGCAGCTGTTCTCATGAATGTGCCCCATGGTAAACACATCAAAGTTCTCATAAGTCTCTAATGCCCTGGTTAAATTGATAGCTCCCTTTGTACAAATTCCTCCACCCCCCGATCCATGAAAATATTTGACCTTTGTTGAGTAGGAAGATCCCCATCCTGAAATTTGCTTAATAATAAACCACCCACCATAACCACCTGTCTGAATATTAGATCCTGCTTTATAGTTTAGAAGGTCCACAAATCTTTGAAGTATATCAGTCTCTTGAAATTTGATTATAGCTGTCTCATGGTTACCGTATCCTACTAGCTTAATGATATTTGCATAAGGCATAAACCAATCTACAGCTGTCTCTACTATACTATCTAAGTACTTTGCGTTATTGTGCTCAGGTCTTATATCTGATTTGTTACGTCTATTATCTCCTCTACCTTGCATAAGGCAAAACATATCACCGTTAATCATCACAGGTATATCCTCTTCTAAGCAATAGTCAAGGTGCCTCTTAAGCATATCTCTATCACAATGAGGGTTATCCCAGTGCAAATCTGAAAGCATAGCAATTTGAGCATAAGGCTTATCAATGATAAGCTCGTGCACATTCTTTGAATGTTTAATCATAAGTATAATTTAAGTAATAGTCTAGTAACGAAAGACAGCAGTACTCCTATTATGAAGCCCCATAGTAAGAGCATCCAATTAGTTTTTGCTTTTTGCTTTTTTTCAGTTTTGTAGATATACTTATATTTGAGCACATCTTGTTTTAGTATCTGAGTTTTATACCGGTACTCTATCTTAGTTTGCCACCTGGTCTTAGGCACATAAACATTCTTAAAATTAATGATAGTATCCTTAGTAGTTATTATTTTCTCCCATATAATCGTATCATTTACCACCACTGGTATGCTATCTACTGAGATAATTCTAATCGTGTCACTATCCTGCACTAACTCTAAACCATACTTGAGTGCCTTCTTATAGTGGTATTGTGCTTTCTTAGCGTCTGAACAGCCAAATAGTAGGGTTAGTATCAGAATAGGTAGTAAGTGTCTCATAGGCTCTCTAACATTGTTATCATTCTAGGGCATGGATAGATATCACTCTTATCCTTCCTTACTGAATTGTGCGTAAATATACCACTTTCACCTCTTAGTGCTCTCTTATCTATATCAAAGATGGTAGCAAAGTAATCTTTAGGTATCTTATATGTATCACAAAGGTAGACTAAAAGCTGTCTAGTGCTCTCTATTTGAGCATCTGTATATTTTTGCCAATAGATATGACCTTTATACTTTTTATCTAAGATAGTCACCTCAGTATAGTCTACTTTACCACCTACATAGTTATAGTAGTAGCCATTTCTTTTAGTCAATGGGCCATAGTTGCATATCTCTATACCTACTGATATCTTATCTAAGCTCTTGTATGATACTCCTGCCTCAGTAAATACTTCCTGCTTTAAGCCCAGGTGATAAGCCCAATTTTTAGAGCTGAAGCATTGCACGATTGTACCTCTTGCACCAATGATAAAAGCAGTGGCTACTTTGCCTACTTGTTTATTAAAGTACTTAGCTACAGCTACAGCATCAGGGCCACCTGCAGTATGGTGCAAATAGATTTGTTTTTTATCAGTAATCTCATCAACAAATTGGTCTTTAGATAGTCGGCTCTGAACTATCTTTGTTATATCTAACTCCATCTATGTCTTTTTTTATTTCTTTAGATCTTTGTAGTAAATTCTTAAAAGCTGACCATATATCTATGCCTTTTACAGCCTTGTAATTTTCTGAGATTGATATAACTTCTATACTACAAAGCACTAGGGATAGAATTTTTGTGAGCATTAAAGGCACACTAAAAAATGTTAAAATAATATCATTAAGGATAAACTTATCTATCAGGTAGAAGCCAATCACAGCCACCTCATATAGAAATAATTTAGATACTATAGCACTAAGCTTGCGAGATGTAATTGGTACTCCTAACTTCTTAGCCTTCCATATCCCTGTTAGCGTATCTACAAAAATAGCAAACCCAATTAAAAAAAGTATACCTGAGATAGGTAAAAAGAAAGAACCTACCACTGCAAAAAGTTGAATGATGTATTTTTGAATTGAGGATAATAGAATGGCTAACTGTACTTTCATTAGAGAATAAGAATAGAGTTATTGTATCCATTCTCTCTGAAGGTGCCACAGGTGCCTAGGCAAGTTGTTTGCCATTGGGTGATACAGCTGCAGTTATTGAACATTGGCCTAAGATCAGTATCCTGGTTAGTGGTAGATATAAACTGAGGAAATAAATTTCTATTAACTAGCAACCATCTAATAAGTCTCTGCTCAAAAAAACTAGCTTTCTGTGCATAGTGCTCCATCCCAAAGGCTACCTCATTACGAGATACACTAGCAGAGTAATCTCCGTTTTGTGTTTGTAAACCTTTGTTTTTAAGTTGGTAAGTCAAACCGAAAACAGCATCCTCAGCACTTCTCCAAGCTATCACTGGCTGTATAAACTCTACTAGATTTATCTCATCAGGATTAAGTGCTGTGGCATTATATTGAGTTAAAAGATAGTTGTAAAAAGTAGTGCCTAAAATTGGCTGCACCCTAAGAGCTGCCTGAGTAGCTATGTATGGGGTTACATCAGTAACATCAACATTAGCAGTTATAGGTGTATTAACTTTAAGATAAGTTTCTGTGATAAAGTATAGCATTAGACAGTAGGTGTTATTGTTGGGGTTGTTTCAATGGCAGGTAAATCAGCTAGAGCTCGTATCTCATTAGGTGTCATATTATCTAATATCTTCTGAGCTACCGTAGGGTGCATAGCACTTATTAAGTTATTAATTCTTGAAGCATCACCCTCTAGCTCTACTATGCTCTCATCTATTACTTGAAAGTTATTAATAGTGAAATCTGCAGGTATCTTAGAGATTGTTAATAACTCATTGAAGATATGTTGTACACAGCTCCTAAGCTCCATTACTACATTCTTTTCAAATATCACATAAGCCTGCTTAATATCTGCACCACCTCCTAAGCTACCGGTAGTTCTTACACCCATTAAGATAGGATCTATAGTGTGAGCAAAACAAATCTGTTCAGTATTAAGCTGTGAAGCTTCCTGAAAGAGTTTATCATTACCATTAATAGGTATAGACTCTATCTTAGGTAACTGCTCTGCTGAGTTCGCAAAAAATGCAACACTGCGCCCTGCATTGGCCGCTCCTTTCATTCGATCCAGTGTGTCTTTAATCATGTGCTTCTCCTCCTCACTTTGAGGTCTCTTAGGGAACATCATAGCAAAGGATGGAAATACTGAGTTTTGGATATTAGACTTAGCAAAGTAGCTTAGCTCCCCTGATAAGAATGCAAAGTTAAGACAGCTAGTATATTGTGGTAGTGAGTAATGATCCTGGCCTATAGACTTAATCTCATAACAATATAACTGCTCATAGTCTGAGTTAGCTATGTGGTATGGCTTTATCTCTTGTATGCCTATCCTTCTGCTCCAATCATCACAAATAAAGTACATTTTCTTATCAGCACTTACTCTTACTTTCTCAGGGGATATATTCTCTATCCTACTAATCTTTTTGCCTGGACCATAACATATTTTAAAGTAAATTCTATTATGAATGATTAACTGCTTAGTAACAGCTTTTACTATATGCTTAAGATTAATTTTCCTTTCAAAAGTATAAAGCTCTAATTTTTCTACAGTAGTAAGTAAATCAGTCTTAAGAGCAAAGCCACCACCGATAACTGCATTAGTCTTAAAGTCCACAATAGCACCATGAAGAGGTGAGCTGTAATACATTTGGTTAAGCATCTCAGGGTAGAGATTCTCAGCTCCGAAATTTATCCACATATTAGCTGAGTACCTAGGATCTACATAAGGTAGTGTAAGGTTACCTGGTCCTACAGGCATAAATGGGGTTGAAAAGGATTGGTATCCTTCTACCACTTCAGGTCCTTTGCTAGCTGTCTTAAAAAAGTTTGAATACCATGCCATAATTAATCGTATATTGAGTTTCCTACTGGCCCACTTACCACCATTCTACCCTCTTCTATGACTACTCCTGTAGTTTGTGCAATAGTTAAAGGTAGTACGTATGGGGTTGAGCTTTGATAAATTTCATAAATAAATTGCCCTTGCTTTAAGATAATATCTACAGGTTCATTCAATACAAAAAGATTGTATCTTTCAGGGTATGAGCTAGTATCTGCAGTAGTAAATAGCTGATTAGTTGAAAGAGTGTTAAATTCATTTCTAAAAACAAATAGATAATGAGGGGTGGGTACAGTTGTGACCTCTGTTAAGGTTAGCACTATTTGATTAATCACTCCCTGTTCAATGTATATCATAACTATATTATATGATGTTAGGCAAATGTTTAGAAATAAAAAAAGCCCCACCGAAGTAGGGCTAATTTTCTTAGAGAGGTAATCTTATTAAGAGATACCGATAGCAGCTAAACCAGCTGGATTTACTGTATAGGCCAAGTACTCATTTTCAGAAAGTAAAGTAACTTGATATTTAGAACCATCAGCACGAACTGTGCCCGAACCTTCAGCTACAGCTGTAACTTGTAAGTAAGGGAAGTACCAATAGATACCATTAGCATCTAATACTACAGCTGCAAGGTACTGCTGTCCTGATCCAAGTATTTTGATAGCTCTTGATTTATCTGCTTCACGTCGTTGAAACAGTAAGTTAATAGTAGCAGTAACATAAGATGATCCATTGATTAAATCAATAGCAGCCTCTTCTGTATAGCTAGATGTATTTCTACGAATATAGTAATTTTCAAATAATACAGGACTAGGCTGTAAATTGATTGTTGTGATCTGCCATCCTGCACCTGCAGATGGATCAGTTGGTGTAATAGATGCGATCTCATCCTGTTGGTTTATCCAAATTCCATAGATACCCCCAGTGTTATTATCGCAACTTTTTATGATGGCCTCAAGGGCTTGACATGCTGGCATGATTTTTAAGTTTTATATAAAGGGGGTTGCCCCCCCTTATGAGTTAATATTAAGATCCGTAAACGATATCTGTAGGGTTAACATAGTTAAAGCCGATTTTCATATTTGCACGAGTTCTCAAGTAAGGCTCAGCAACAGTATCAGACAAGTTCACTGCACGTAGATCAGATGGATCAGATTCAGCATCAAAAAGATAACAAAGATTATCCTTTAATGTAATTACAAGTGTATTGTTAGACATACCTGGACAAAGTACTATTTTGATACCTAAGTAAGTTAAAGATAGATCCTGAGTGATATAAGCATTAGTGTTACCACTAGCTACACCTAAACGGTAGATGTTTACTAATTGTGTTGGTAAGTAGATACGTAAGTCAGCAGTACGTGATGCAATGTTAGCAGGTACTAAAGCAAAAGCAGCCTCTAAGTCAGTTAATAATGTAGCAAAAGTAACTACTGTAGGAGGAACGGTCATAGCGTAAGGTATAACAGCTATATCTCCTGCAAGTTGTACTTCGTAACCATCACATAAAGAAAGTGGGTTAGCAGGAAGCAAAGCGCTATTACCTTGCCATCTTAATGATTCAATAGATCCATTGATAGAGTTAGCCATCTCAGACCAGTAGAAGTTCATGAAGTTAGCTACAGAGAAATCTCCGTTTGAACCTTTAGACATTTGTAAAGATACAAAAGACTGCTCTAATTCAAATTGACAAATCTGAGCCATTGCAGATAGAGCACATACGCTCATAATTTTGGCACTCAAAGTGTCTGCAGGTGCAGTGAAAGCACAGTTAGAAGGCTGTAAGATGTCACCAAAAGTAACAGCTCCTAGAGCAGTTTCAAATTTTACACCTGGTAAAGTACGAAAGTTATCTACGATATCAGATGATCCTAAATAA